CCGTCACGATCGTTGTGGCGAACGCTTCAGGGAATCGTTTGCGCATCGTTTTGTCCAACGCGCCGTAATACTCATCAGACCCAACAGAGACACCGTTTGCTTTGAGCTCTTCGTGTAAACCCAGTGTGTACGCTGTCATGCTCTTATTAGGACCGAACCACGGATTACGCTCTTGCCACTCCTCCGCTTTCGGGTCAGTCCGGCGAGCCGGTTGGACCTGTTGGGTAGTTTGTACATCAAATTCCTCTTCTTGTAAAGAGGGCATCTTAAAGTTTTGCGCTTGCATCACTTTAATGTTGGCTTGTTGCATCGCTTGCTGGGCTTCGATGACCTTATCGGTATCGCCGGCGTCGTACGCTTCCTTATAGGCGCGCTTGGCCGCATCAAGCTCTAGCTGGGCTGCACGTTGCACAGTGGAGACATATTCCTTCTCACCATTGGTAAGAATTCCCTTGATCCGCTTGTTCTCTTCGATTAACCTTTGGGCTACAGCAAGAGCCTCCTGCTGCTCACGGAGGGCGGCTTCCTTTTCTCTGCGCTCATCGTGCCAGACCTTGCGCATCTGCTTGAGCTTTTCCTTGACGGTGTCGTCGTAAGAGTCAAGCTCATCTTTCTCCAGTTCTTCAACCAGAGGTTTAGGCATCGGGGCTTTGTTCCGATCCTCGGGAGGGGTGTCGTCTTCGATCTCAAACTCAATTTCAGGCTCAGCAGACGCTTGTTTATTGTCTACTTTATCATCCATTTCGTCGGGGAATTTGAATTCGTTTTGCTCAATTGAAGGCATTTTGTGCTCCTTCCTTATTTGCGTTTAATGCCACGGGGGTCGTCCACTACACCCTCGACGCTGTCGTCGTTGATGATGCGGAACTCTCGGCCATGAATGACCAGACGGGAGCCGGAATGGGGGCGGATCAGGATGAAATCACCCTTTTTGCACCAAGGACCGGTAGGGAACCGTTTCTCGTCTTTGTAGCAGTCGGGACCAAGCTCGACCACAAAGAGAACGGTTGTCAGAGTTTCTTCCATGCGAATCGTCTCATCAGATTTGATGAGGCCAACGTCGCCTTCGAACTCTCGTTCCGCTTCTGGTACCGCACACAAGATGCGATAGCCCGATGGGCGGGGTAGTTGTTTGCCTTTCTCCTCTGCGCTTGCAGCAAAGTTGTAGGCTCCCACAACTTGGGGGTTGTTGGCGTCTGTAGCCAACAGGATGGAATCAGTCATCCGAGTTCTCCAGTCTTTCAGTCAGGTCTTGGATTACAGCGCATGCAGCTTCAAGACCACGTAACTGGCCGCATACGAATCGGTACTCCTCAAAGTCTTTACAGTTTCCGCGAGCGACGGCGTCTGTAAGCATCGCCATGCGGTCCTTGTATTGCTCAAGTAAGTACGTCAGATTTTTGTCCATCATTCACCTCTTGTTGGTTGTTTTCCAGACAAATGTTTCAGCACGTCAACGCTGAGTTTTGCCATCATCTCTTCACGAGCTGATTTGTTATCAACAGTAGCCTTGGCCGCATCAATCTGCATGCGTTTAGCTTCGGTCTGTTGTTGTGCGGCGATACGCTCTTTCTCGACTGCGATTTGCGCAGCCTTGAGTTGTGCGTCCACCTGATCTTTCGCAGACTTGCGTTGCTGCTCTTGCTGCTTGATCTGCAACTCCTGCATCTGAATCTGCACGAGCGGGTCTTGCGCTTGTTGTTGAGCTTGCTGTTGTGCGGCCTGCTGCTGGTTTGTCAGCAACAACTGCTGCGCAGCTTGCGCCAGCATCGGAGCCAGACGCGCTTCGACTTCTGGTGACAAGTAGTTGTCGTCGCCTTCTTCTGTCTTCTCTGGAGGCAACGGCATGCCCAACTGCATCTCGATCTGACGGCGGTACTCGAAACCCAAGTGCTCGTTGATGTGAGCCATCATCGCTTGCTGCATCATCGGTGCTTGTGGGTTGCCCTGCAACAACTGCTGAATCTTGGGGTCCTGCATAGCAGACATGTGCACCGCGATGTGCGCTTGGTGATCTTGCATCAAGAACGCTTTCACAGGACGCATCATCAGGATGTGCTGATTCTCAGTCACTGGGTCGAGCGGCTTCATGTCGTCTTCCATCGGCACGAGCTTGTCGGCATCCTTGATACCCATCACGTCCAGCATCTGACGGTTGAGCAGTGGCATGTTGAATATCTGTGGGTTCGCTTGTGCCATCTGGAACACAGCCTGCATCTGCACGATCTTCTGCGCCATAGTCGCAGCGTTCGGATCGCTCACAGGGATCACGTCCACGTTGTCGTAGTCGCTACGCTTAGCCATGCGGTTACCCACGTCAGGCTCGTAGCTGTACTCCTCGGGTGTGTAGTCAGCGATGATCTCTTTCAACAGACCCAACTCTTGCTTCATCGAGTAGTGGATGCGTGCTTGGATAGCAGACATGTTCTTGAGCGTGCGCTCCAAGATAGCCAGCGTAGTGCCCACGGGTGCTTGCGCACTCATGTCACTCAAGCTCAAGTCAGCGGTGTTAGCAAAGCGTCGGCCTTCTTCGATGATCTTGTCCATCAGACCAGCCAACACTTGGCTTGGTTCTTTGTATGGCAGAGGAACGAAGTTGTCCTTGAGCGTGCCAGAGGGCACATCAACATCACGCCATTCACCGGGAGCGATTGGGGTGTCATCGCCCTTGACTCGCATGCCTCGGGTCTTGAAGCCACCGGGCAAGTTAGACAGCGTACCTGCGTCCACCAACTGACGAATCAATGAGGTGCCGCTCTTGGCGAAGGCCCCAATCAAATGGATCAAACCAAAATAGTAGAAGCCAAACCCGGGGACGTATCCGTAGTGCACGAAGTGCTGGCGTGGTTGATGTGTGTCGTCATCAGGCTCCCAGTTACGGCGGATGGCCAACACTATGCTTGAGCCTTTCTCAATAGTCACCACGTATGGCAGAGCGATACCTGTGGCCTTGCCGTCTTCTTTATGCTCGAAGCCTTTGAGGTCGAGGTTGACGTGCATCTCAAGAAGTTTGTAGCGGTTGTCGGATGTAGCTCTGAAGCCAAGCTTCTCAGCGATCTTCTTCTCTACTTCATCCAATACGTTGTCTGGTGCGCCCAAGTCAACGTCACGATAAAACCCTGCGTACTGCAAGCGCTTCAACTCATTCTCAGTCTTACGCATCACGTGTGTCACACGCTCAGCAGATGCCAGATCAGACGCGCCGTATGGCACCACCACATCTTCAGCGGGCACATAGATTGACACTTGACGCTCGAGGTGTGGGTCGAGATACACCTTCTTGAACGCGTTACCTGCAAGACCCAAGCCCCACAACATGCGCTCGTGCTCGGGGCGATACTCTTTCATCACATCAGTCAACTGGTAGTTCATGTCCTCTTGGACACGCATCGCTGATTCTTTTTTAGCGGGTGTTTCGCGACCGATGATTTTTGTCTTGACAGGGCCAGCAGCAGGGAATGTTGCCATCATGGTTTCAGACTGGAACTTCACCAGTGCTTCAGCGAGGATGGGATGATACACACCGCATGCGCCTTCCCATGGTTCGCTTCGTTCTTCAATCTTTAAGCCCAACAACTCAAGGCCATCAACATAAGTCTGCAACCAGTCTTTGCGAGAGGCCACATCGTCGTCGTAGTCGCCGATCAACTCACCAGCAAGAGCGAGGAGTTCTTCTTCACTCATGTGCTCAGCAAGGTTGGCACTGAAGCCGGGTTCTTCGTCGTCGCCTTTCTCAATCACGAGAATGGGTTCGCCATCTGCACCGATCGTTACAGACTCAGGGTCTTCGATCTCGATCTCAATCTCGGGGCCCATTGATGGTGAGTCCATCAAGCTATCCAAACCCTGTGGGGCGGCATACAACGCTTTGTCAATATTTGTGGCCATGTTCAACCTCAGTAGTATTCCCGTTTCCTACGAAACGTTTGTGGTTCATCTTGTTCGTCGGATTCGAGTTGAATAAAGCCACCTCTGCGGTAACGCAGTAGCGCTTGACTCATCGAGTCCACCATGTCATCGTGCTCACCAGACGGGAAGGAGGCGACTTCTTCGACCAACTCTTCCGCCCAACGTGTGTCGGGAACCCATACTCGCCCACTTGCGAATAGGTCGGCAACTGCGTTTAGACGAGCAATCTTGTCATTCCCTTTGCTCGGGGTGAATTCTTGCACAGGTATGCCCATTTGTCGAAGCTCAAATATCAGAGGTGACCCAGCTGCCTTCGCTTCCACGATACACGAGTCTGGTTCCCACTCCTTGAACTCTTGGTACGCCCGCGCTTTTAACTCAGGGAACTCCATGCGTTTCTTGAACGCATTCAACAGAATAATGTTTGACTCAGGTAGCCCGACGTCGTTGTCTCTATAGAACACACCCCACGTGGTGCACGCCGAGTAGTCAGCCCGTTCAGATTTCAAGAACGCCGTGTCCCATGACTGGATGAGGAAGTAACACTGAGGAGGACGCTCCTCTTCCCATATCTTCCACCACTCACGCTTGATGATCGCACTCACATCAGAGGTGGGCTGCTGCATGTACTGGGCTTGCCACTTTGACACCGGCAGTTCGGTGCGCAACGCGTCCAGTTCTTTATATGACCAGAACCCCGGCCATAGGGGTTTACCCGAAGGTAGGATCGCTGGGAACTCGATCACCCTCCAGTCCTCACCTTCACGGCTCGCGGCGGCTTTCAACACCTGACCAGTCAAGTCTTTCTTTGACCAGCGCGTCATCACGATCACGATCGCCCCGCCCGGCTGCAAGCGCTGACGTGGACCTGACGTGTACCACTCGTATGTCTTGTCGTAAATCTCAGGGTTGACCTCGCTGAGCGCCGCTTCCTGTTCCGAGTGCGGGTCGTCAATGATGAGCAGGTCCGCGCCCTTACCCGTCACGGCACCACCGATACCGATAGCGAAGTATTCGCCCGAGTAGTTCGTCGCCCACCGGCCGGCCGCTTTACTGTCCGCTTGCAGGTTCACTTCTGGGAAGATGTCCTTGTATTTGTCCGAGTCCACCAAGTTACGGACCTTACGACCGAAGCCCACGGCCAGCTCGGCGGTGTGAGAAGTCTGAATAATCTTCTTGCCGGGGTACATCCCAAGGAACCAAGCCGGCAACAGGTACGACGCGAACTCAGATTTAGTGTGGCGAGGCGGCATATTGATGATGAGCCGCTTGATCTTACCCTCGGCCACCTGCTGGAACGCCTCAGCCATCTTCTCGTGGTGCCAGCCATGGATAAAGTTGGGCCAAACGTACTTTACAAAGGCCATGAAGTCGTTCTTTACAACCTCTTTGGTCTTGGCACGGCGCGCTTCAGCGATAAGTGCCCCGATTTTCTGCTGGGCCGCAGGTGGCAGGTTGGGTAGAGCCTTTTCTGCGGCTTCAAGAAGCTCAGGACTCATCGTTTTCCTTGTTTACCACAACATCTTTGGGTACGACGGGGTCGATTTCTGTAGAAAGGGGTCCAAACTCCTCGTCTAAATCAATTTCTGCGATGGATTTTGGCTCTTCTTTGGGAGTCACGTCGATAACTTCACCTGTAAACAACTCAAGGGTCTTCTTCAGGTCGGATTCGATGTCGTGGATGGTGCGGTGGGTGACTGTAATGTCGATTCGCTCGCTGAAACTGCCCACATTTGACAGTTTGCCGATCAATTCAAGGGCTTTGAGGCGGATTTTTGGGTCTGGGTCCACGGTTTCCGCGATCAATTTGTTGGTCACGAAGTTGCGTAAGCGCCTACTAACATCCAAAACCTCTTGGTCCCACTCATTTAGGATGGATTCCAAGTGAACAATCGTGCCGGGCTGCACCGTTTTTGGCGCTGGTGCCTTGGATGCCGCAAAGATAGCCCTTGCTTCAGTCTTGTTTTCTTCGCTCACCTCGACCTCAAGACCGAGACCAGCCAGTTCCTGCACGGTTTGGAACATGACGTGAGCTTTCTCCCGGAAGTCATCGACTTCTTCCGGTTTTATATCGAAGGGCAGTGGTATGCCGACTTCTGGTGTCACAACGATGGGCATGGCGCGCTTGTAGCTCCTTGCGGTTTCAAAATGTTGGTGCTCCCATAAAGCAGGGTTAGGGCTGCAATTGAACACACGAAAAACCCCACGGGGCTAATCCGTTCCACCAACGAGCGAACTGTAACAGAAATATATACCCCCGTGCAACATGGTACCTAAAGAAAAGTGACGGGGGGTGTTGCTGGGTTTCGCTTCCTACGCCGTGCAGAGTAATCTTGATGGGGGTGGGGCCTGTTAATTTGTTTTGTGAATGTTATACAAGTTACCTCTAATCTGTTATAGCTTAACTTGTTATGTGATCCAGCTTCATTTACTCAGAGGTACTTTGTCTCTATTTTGTTAAGCACTACAGGTTCTGTAATTGGTTGTGCAAATTAATATGTGTAGCCGCGCTGGGTCCCATCAAGCCCAATCTGGGGGGTCGGGGTCTGGTTAACAGCTGTTAATAAATTCGGTCGGCGTGGGGTCAACAAAAAAATACTTTGAAATAATCGGATAATATGGATAATACGAAGTGTTGAGGCATGACTTCAACGCAATTCAACTAACTAACTGAAAGCGAGTTTCAAAATGCAATACACAGAAATGACCAAAGCCGTGACCGATGCTATCAAGGGCGAGTTAACAGCTGTTAATAAATGGCAAACTGCTGGCACTTCGGTGCGTGAGTTTTTCGGCACTGAAACAGCCGTGACCGAAGTTAAGGCACAATTTATCGCCGATGCTATCGTGCCCGCATTGGATAAAAAGCACCAAAGCGCATTAAACAAAGACCTACCCCGAAAGGGCTCAGCCGATTATGTAGCCTTTATCGGTTCGCATGGGGCTGATGCTTGGGAAAATGCAAACAAGGCCAAGAAAGATGCGAAGTCAACAGCGCATACCATGTTCGCCCGTGTTGTCTCTTATGCTTTCCCGAAAGAGAAAACCGAAAGCACACCGAAAACATTGGAGACAAAACTCACCGAGTTGATAAATGACGCCATTGGAAAATGCGAAAAGGCCGAAGCACCTTCGTTCGATGTAAACGAAACTTTGAAGCACCTTCGTAACGCATTGGCTCTGGTCAATCCCAAGCCCCTATAACTTATTAACAGATGTTAATAATTAGCCCACTTCGGTGGGCTTTTTCTTTGTCCTCTTTTTCTTCGCTATCTTTTCATGATAGTTCCCAGAAGAAGATGATGAGGCACGATGATGTAGCAGATGAAGCACAAAGTTCTCTGTTCCGTCTGTTCCGCTTTGTTCCGCATGGGTGGAACACAGCAAGTTGTTGATTTATAAGGGTTTTTTGTGCTTTTTCTTTGTTTGTTCCATTGTTCCATATATATATATAACCTACCCGAAACCCAAAATTGGTTAACAGTGTTAACTTATTGGTGGCCTTCATCGGTCGAGCTTTCTGGCAAGTCGTATATTCCACTGGAACATGGAACAGGCATGACAACGAAGCGCCTAACTCCATGATTTCAAACACTTTTTTCCCAAAAAATGCCTCTGGAACAAAGCGGAACATCACGGAACAAACATGGAACAACACACAGGAGTGAGCACTATGATGCACCTTTTCAGCAATCTTCTCTGCCCAAAGTGCGGTGATGATGTAGACCTGCGCCGAGTCAATCTCGGCTACAACCTTTGCATGGTGTGTGGTGATGTGGAAGCACGCAAGCGCAAACACACAATCGCACCGATGCACAAGTCCAACTATGTCCTCATCACGGACATGGAACTGCTTCGTGGTATCAACAACAAGCAGATGAAGTAATCCCTTAACTTATTAACAGGAGTTAACAAAATGAAACCATGGGAAGAATTCAAAAGGTATCAGCGTTGGGATGCCAACGCACTGGACTTTTATGGGTGCGTGGACAAAGATGGAGTTTGGTTCGACTCGTCTGATTCTTTCGCCGTCGCTGTGCATTGGTGCTGTTACGACTCTGGTGCGTTTGAGGTTGAAGATGAAATTCATTGGATGAACAACCGAGGCCGTGAGCTTGGGTATTCCGTCATTCATGGCACGATGATTAAACAAATGTATGAGAAAGGGTTAATCAAATGAACAGAGTCCTTTTGATCTGTATCACGGCAATGGCTTGCGCCTCATTGATTTTCGGTTTCAATGGCGAGGGCTTGTTCCACAAAATCGCTATCTTCTATGGTGGCTGGCTTACTGGCTGGCTGTTTATCGTGGTGCACGATGAGATCACAGGCGTGGAGGAATGATGGACTTACTTGATACCATAACCTTCGTGGCAGTCATCTACACATTCTTCATCACATGGGTAGAAGATTAAGCAGAAACGCATTGTGGCAACAACCACAAACTTATTAACAGGAGTTAATCAAATGAAACAGACACCATACGACACAGGCAAGGTGAAGATTGGTTGCCGATACGAGCCCAAAGTTAACCATGTCACACCCGAGGGTGAGTTCTGGCAGGGCGTGTTCTTAGGCGTATATGCTCAGCGACAGCAACAAGCCGAGCAGATGATGTGCTATGTGGCTGGACTGGTGGGGTTC